ACTAGATCAAATGGAAAACGGTGTGTACCAAACCCATAACGAAAAAGCAGAAAAACTAAATGGTCGCCTAGCAATGCTAGGTTTTATTGCCGCTGTAGGTGCTTATGCTCTTACGGGGCAGATTATTCCAGGCATTTGGTGATAAAATAAAAATAATTTTTGAAGGGGGATTTTCAATCCCCTTTTTTTGTGCTATAATGCCTACTGAACTTTATTATGATGGAGATGTCTGACAACGGTTTTTGGAAGTATAACGAGGATCTAACACTCAAGGTAGTAGAAGAATATCTTGCAAGTACTTATAGTTCTCACTATACTTCAGATCAATCAAAAACTCAAACTCTAGATTTGATTGAAAGTATTGGAGATGCGGAACCTTTTACTCGATCCAATGCTATCAAATATCTTTCACGCTTTGGAAAGAAGAATGGTAAATCTAAGATGGATATACTGAAAGCAATCCATTATTGTATTCTTCTGTATCACTTTGCAGGGCTTCATAAAGAACCTACTCAACCTTATAATGAACGATGAAATTTTCTGAAAAAACAATTAAAATTCTTCAAAACTTTACTTCAATCAATCAGTCCCTATCCTTCAAAGAAGGCAGGAAACTTCGTACTATTTCTCCGATGCAAAATGTATTTGCAGAAGCGGAGATTGAAGAATACATTCCAAAAGATTTTGCAATCTACGATCTTCCTCAGTTTCTAAACACAATCGTTCTTTATAAAGATCCCGATATTGATGTGTCTAGCGAAGAGAATTATGCAAGTATTAAAGAAGGAAAAGCAAATCGTTCTAAGTATTTCTTTTCAGATCCTAGTGTAATTATTGCACCACCTGATCGTGAAATGAAACTTCCTTCTGAGGAAGTTTGTTTTGTTCTTCAGGAAGAACAACTTCAAACAATCTTGAAGTCTTCTTCTATTTTGGGACTTCCTGATCTTTCTGCAGTTGGTGAAGCTGGAGTAATTAAACTCGTTGTCAGTGATCGTAAAAACGATACATCTAATGAATATTCGATTGTTGTTGGAGAAACTGATGCAGAGTTTTCTTTCAACTTCAAAATTGAAAATATCAAACTTATTCGTGGCAGTTACGAAGTGGTAATTTCCCAAAAGAAACTTGCCAGGTTCTATAGCGAACGTTATAATCTTACTTACTTTATTGCACTTGAACCAGATTCAACTTATGGATCGTGATGACTTTCTTTGGGTAGAAAAATATAGACCCAAGAAAATTGATGATTGTATTCTTCCAGATGCAATCAAATCTACCTTGAAGGACTTTGTAAGTAAAGGAGAAATTCCAAATCTTCTTCTTGCAGGTCCTCCTGGTATTGGTAAAACTACCGTGGCAAAAGCATTATGTCACGAACTAAAAGCAGACTGTTATGTAATAAATGGATCAGATGAAGGACGATTTTTGGACACGGTTAGAAATCAAGCAAAGAACTTTGCTTCGACCGTATCGCTTTCAGCAATGGACGCGAAACACAAAGTCATCATTATTGATGAGGCTGATAACACAACCCACGACGTACAACTCCTCTTACGGGCAAATATTGAGGCATTTTATAACAACTGCCGCTTCATCTTCACCTGCAACTACAAGAACAAAATCATCGAACCATTGCACTCAAGATGTGCAGTCGTTGATTTCACAATCACAGGAAAACAAAAACCAGCAATCGCAGCAGCATTCTTCAAGCGTCTCGGGACTATTCTTGAGACAGAGAATGTCAAACATGATCCGAAAGTTCTTGTTGAAATAATCAATCAACACTTTCCAGATTGGCGTCGCATTCTAAACGAATGTCAACGTTATTCTGCTGGCGGATCAATTGATACTGGTATTCTTGGTCTTCTATCTAATGTCAATACCAAAGAACTTGTTGGGTATCTTTCCAAAAAAGAATTTCCCAATGTTCGTAAGTGGATTGTGCAGAATTTAGATAACGATCCTAATACTATCCTTCGCAACATTTATGATTGTATCTATGATACACTCAAACCAAATTCTATTCCTGAAGCAGTTTTGATCATTGCTAAGTATCAATATCAGACTGCATTTGTTGCTGATCAAGAAATCAATCTTCTGGCAGCACTAACAGAAATTATGTGTAACTGTGAATTCAAATGACTATTGAACCTGGATATATTATTCGTCCTTTTGGACCAGTAATTTACAAAAACAAAATTTCAGAAAACTTACGTCAAACTATTCTTGACGCAGCAAAAAATTCCGATATTGAAAATAATCATCTTCTTGCTGGAAACATTGATCGAGAAGTTGCTTTTCATATGACTATTGATAATGTCAATGAATTGCAGGAACATCTTGGGGATTATCTCATTCAAATGGGTAAGGTTGGTAATTATCAACCACCAGAAGATCATGAAATAGACAATATTGAACTTGATCGTCCGTGGGTTAATGTTCAACGTAAAGGAGAATGGAATCCACCGCACATTCATGCAGGTGATTTTTCTTGTGTTATTTACGCACAAGTTCCTGAAGAGTTGAAAGATGAATGGAAACATCCAACTCAAAGGGGAAGAAATCCGACAGGAGGTAAAATTGAATGGCAATATGGACAATGGGCTCCACATAATAATCATTCTTTTGGACCTGTTGCTCCAGAAGAAGGAGACATTTATTTGTTTCCTGCATGGTTAATTCATTATGTTTATCCATTTACTTCTGATGTAGAACGGATTAGTTTCTCTACAAATTTCTTTTTACATTATGGACCAAAAAAAGACAACACCTGAGAATGTAGCGGAAGCAAATGAAGCATTATTTCGTGCTAAAATGAATCTTCCTACTGCTGCTGCCCATTGTGGGATGACGCAGAAAGAAATGAAAATGACTTTTCGTGAATTTTTAAAGTATCATCAACCTGATTATGGCAAGTCTAAAGACACCTCTTCGTTATCCTGGCGGGAAATCGAGGGCGACAAGTAAAATTAGTCAATTTTTTCCAGATCTTTCTACCTATCAAGAGTATCGTGAACCTTTTCTTGGTGGAGGATCTGTCGCACTTTATGTAACCCAACAGTATCCAAACATCAACATTTGGGTTAATGATCTTTATGAACCTCTTATCAATTTTTGGAAACAACTAAGAGATAACGGTGATGAAATTAAGAAATATCTCACAAATCTCAAACAAAGGCACAATGATCCAGATCGAGCCAAAGTTCTCTTTTTGGAAAGCAAAGAGTATCTTAGTTCAAATCACAAGAAAACTGATGATCTCCAGCGTGCAATTAGTTTCTATATTGTTAATAAGTGTTCTTTTTCTGGGCTTACAGAAAGCTCATCATTCTCCCCACAAGCATCAGAAAATAATTTTTCTATGCGGGGTATCGAAAAATTGTTAGAGTATTCTACTCTAATTAAAAATTGGACTATTACTAACTATTCATATAAGGAAGTGATTGATTTCTGGAGTGGAGAAGGTGCTTTTGTATATCTTGATCCCCCTTATGACATTAAGGATAATCTCTACGGGAACAAAGGATCAATGCACAAAGGATTTGATCACGATCAGTTTGCTATTGATTGCGATAATAGTTCACTTGATATGATGGTTAGTTATAATTCATCACAATTAGTAAAAGATAGGTTCTCTAAATGGTCTGCAGTTGAGTATGAACATACATATACTATGCGATCAACTGGCGAATATACTAAAAATCAAAAGGATCGAAAGGAACTTCTTCTTTTAAACTACTCTGATGGGAAAGCACTATCTACTTAATCTTTATGGTTGTCCATTTGATTTATTAGACAACTTATTATTTCTGCAGGATCTTTTAGAAATTGCTGCAGAAAGTAGTGGTGCAACAGTTATCCAATCAATCTCAAAAAAATTTGAACCACAGGGAGTAACTGTGGTTTCTTTACTTTCTGAAAGTCACATTAGTATTCATACTTGGCCAGAGGAAGGTAAAGCAGCATGTGATATCTACACATGTGGAAGTTCACATCCTAAGATAGGATGTGATATAATTATACATCAACTCAAATCTCAATCACATACATTATCCTACATTGAAAGATGATTGTTCATTTAAACCCTGATTTTAGACCAGTTATTCGTTATTTAAAAGAACTTCCTGAATATTATTGTAATCGAAAGGCAGAT